TACAGAGGCTTTTATAACAACTATATCTTTTGCAAAATTAGATGCATGGCTATCGGACATGCTTACTTCCATACCTTGTCTTGCGACTATATGAATAGCTTGTCCACCACCAAATACACCAACTAATGCTGTTCCTGCTGCTCCGATTTCAGTTGTAGGAATTACTGGCAATCCCCAAAGGGTTGCTGCAACGCCTTGACCGAAGTTACCTGCACCTACAAAAAGTGGGTTTAAAGATCCACTTGTAGTTACAGCGTTTACTTCAGTAATAACTTGATACCAGTCGCTAGGGTGCATAAGAATTGCGTCAGGTTGTAAGAAGCTATCTTTTTGTATTTCTGTGATTGCTTCTAGTACTTGTCCAATTCTTTTTAGGTTTCCACTAAATGAAGAATAGTCAAATGTATTGATTCCTGATTTATTCAAGATACCGGTTAGGTTTGCACCAGATCCGGAGCCACCAATAATTTGATCACTAACATTTTGTTGAACCATGAAACGTAGTCTTGAATCAATGTAGCCTTGTGCAGCAGACATATCAGCAAGAAGTTCTTCTGTCATTGGAACGAAGGAACCTAGTTTTCTAATGTTTTCAGTTCTCTCGGTAAATGCAAGAGTATCTTCTGCGTATGTTCCTGCCTCAGCAATTGCTCCACCTGCGTTTGTAAAAGTAGTTTCTTCAAGATACTTGTATTGATACTGATCTGTTGTGATGGTATCGATCAAGTTAGGAATAGCTAAAGGATTATCTTGAGCTGATTCTTGTATTCTTGGTCCTCTTACTACTGGAGGTGGCATTGTTGATTCAGTTGTATCGGCTTTTACGCCCATATTGAACTTCAACTCAGATGTAATGTTTTTTTGTCCATTTTCTTTGAACGCTTTATAAGCGTCTGAATCTAAGAACTGACCACCAAGAGTTTTAGGTGCTTCAAGTGACTTTTCGAAGTGTATGCTTTTTGGCTCTACAACTTTTCCTGCCTCGATAGCTTCTTCAAGCTCTTTTTTTTCAGTTTCTATTTTAGTAGCTTCTTTAATTTGATCTACTAATTCGGACATTCTTTCATTACGCTTTGCCCACTCGCCTTTTTTCTCAGCGTCAAATCCTGTGGATTCGATACCTTTGAAATCAGCCATTGTGGACTCTCTAAGATCTTGAAGTTCTACTTTCAAATCGTTTAGATTTGCCATAATTTATATTTCTCCTTCGACTTCTAATTCCATTGTTTCCAATAGTAATTCTTCAGTCTGTAATAGAATTGTCGTATCGTCTACAATTTCCTCGTCTTGTTTAGGACTTGCAATATCAAGCAGTGTATCAACATCTTGAAACACCTCTTGTAGTGTGTCCTGTAACTCCTCAAGAATTGCAGTAGAGTTCTCCGACAATAGTTTTTCTTTTTTTAAGCGTAAGGCAGTAAGCTCCTTAGCCCTTTTTAACACCGTAGATAACTTGATAAGCAACTCATCTACATCTTCGTTAAATCTTTTTGGCTCTTTTATTTCTTCAATTTTTGTATCTTTAACGCAATCATCTCTCATTTCCTCATCACTCTTTACAGATAATGTTGAAGTGTTTTGATTGGCCCCAACTAATACGGGACTGACTTCCCAAACTTTTACATTTTTTAAATAACGTACTTCTATTTCTTGATTATCTTTTTTAAACATACCGACTTCATAGTCATCTACTTCATAACCAAATGACCATTGTTGTAGATCTCCCATGGCTTTTACAGTATTAAAAGCATCTCTGCCTCTTTCGGTATCCATTATGAATTGACCTCTAAACACGGCCTTATCTCCGTCTTCTACTATTTCTCCTCTACCAACGACATCTTTCCAATCATGAGCCCAAACCATTGCGACTCCTTTTTCTCCGTAACCGGACTTAATGGAATTAGGTAGGACGACATCTCCGTCGCTATCTACCTCGTTGAACACAGAAAAAACTGCTTCCACTTTTCCCTCAACTTCATCAGTTGTAGAAAGTTTAAATTCTTTAAATTGCTTTGCCATATTGACTCCTATTATATCCTACTTTCATGAAAAATCATGCTACATCTACAATTACATACTAGCCCTGCCGGTGCTCCTTGGCTACTATCTCCCGGATAATTCATTTTGTAACCTTGAACAGTAAAGTCTGTATCTTGATTAACTCTTACTGTATCCATAAACAAATGACTATCTCGAACTAGTCCATCTCTTCTAGTTATCCATTCTTTTTCAAGTATTAATCCCGTTTGTTTTGCACTCTCGTTTGTACTCCAATTAGATAAAGCGCTACCCTCTGTTCTTGCTATATTCATAGCTCTGCCTAGGTTCTTTTTTCCTAAACTTTTAGAAATACCTTTTCTTAGGTAATCATCAAGATCAACACCTGTTAGACCTAATTTAGTAGCTTCATCTAGGCTTTTTCTCAATGATCTATTAAGGTTATTCTTCATAGTTACACTCATATCAGGCAAAAAAGTATTTAATCTTTGTTCTATGAATGCTTTTGCGCTTCTATTGTATCTTGTATTATTGATTGGTATTGCCTGTCCACGTTTTCTTCTTGGGTAAAATCCCTCTGTTAATATAATTTGTCTTGGCACTCTTTTTCTTGATCTAAGAATTTGCTCTTGTTCTGTTTCATTAAATACAAAGTTTTCTTTAGCTTCTTCGGGCAATAAAAGATCAACTTGAAAATAAGCAAAATCTAAAGTCATGCTTTCATAGTATGGAATTAATTCGTCCTTCCAATCTAAAGTTGTTTGTCGATCTATTTGCGAATTTAGTAAATTTAAAATACCAGAAGTTGTTGCAGTATTTTCTGCAAGTGTTTTATTAATTGTGTTTACTTGTTTTTTTAATAGATCATAATAAACACTAGCAAGTACATAATCCCAATTACCTAACAATCTATCGTATGCACTCCAAATGTCATTTTTTACTTCTGCATTTTCAAATCTACTTACACGAGTTTCTTTTTTCATCTCTCTAAGTGCATTTCTTCTGTCTATCAATTCAATAGCACTTGTAAACTTATTCTGTTCATCTCTTCTGTTCATAGCTCTAACAAGTTTATTACTCCAATCTCTACCGGCATTACCACCCCATAAAGCCCAAGCAATTCTTCCATTACTTGGATAGCCATCTTCTCCCGGACTATAACCCTCTGCTCTTTTATCGATCTCGTGTCTAGGAAAATATTTAGCAATATGTCTAGCTTTTTGTGGACTTACAGTTGTGTTGTTTATAATGTATCTTGCTGATGACAAACCGACTGATGTTCCACCTCGTCCATATTCCTTTCTCCAAGCAAGCCCTCTTTTTGCTTCTTCTTTGGCCCCTTTAGGAATTGTAAAATCTATATCATCATAAATACCTTTTGATAGTGATTTTTTACTTGATAACGGATGTGCTGATGGAAGTAAGTCTGTATCAAATTTACCACCTCTAAATTTAAGTGTTCTACAAGCATATAAGAAAGCATTAACTCTAGCGTATGCCCATTGATCTGCTGATGTAACTGTCGGTCTAACTGAACTTGGATTTGTGTTGTAAGCACCAATGCCTCTTTTAAAAACTTCAATTAGCATTCTAAGAGTTACTTTTTTTCTAGCGTCATCTCCGTGCTTTTCGTTGTGATCTTCTACTTTTTTACGAAGTGCTTTTTTTACTTTTTCACTAATCATTTTTAGGATTGTTTGAATATCGGCTTATCTGATCGAGTCTTTGTTGAGCTAATTTTCGTGTTGGATAACAACCCATGTTTTTTCCACTATCTTCTGCGATTACGCAAAATTGATCCTCTATTTTTTTAATTACTTTTGTGCCTTTCATGGCTTCATCATCTTCTGTTACAACTTCTGGAGTATATTCTGGTTCATCTTTGTTTGTTTCAGGTGCGTCCATCTTCATACCCGGATAATGTAAATGCACATTAATTGGTAAAATATAGTAGTTCATCTCATCATCAAATGGTAGTCCTGCTTGTTCTCTTGCTTCTGCAACAGTTATCCAACCACCTTGTACGCCAACATTTAATCGATCATACATTTCATTCTGATCTGTTTGTAATGCTCTTACTTTTGAAAAGTCATATTCAGCCTCATATAAGGCATTGTCTGTATAATCTTTTAACAATATCTGTTGTGTTATTTCTTCGCCAATCATTCTCCATAATGGTATTAATTTGTTTTCTGTAAAAAATTCTCTTAGTTCTCTAGCGTTAGAGTATGTAGCATGTTTTAAACCTGCACCAAGTCCTGCAAGAATAGCCGGTACACCAAGTACGGCACTAATTCTTTCTTCTGGGACTTGTCTTAGCAATCCAATATCAAGATCTTTAGGACTAAAAGCTAACCTCTCTACATTCATAGCCCCACTCATTACCAATGGTTTGCCTTTATTCTTACCTGCAACTTTTTGTTGGTACTGTTTAGAAATCTGTTCTGCTTCTTCCGGTGTTGGTCCAAACTCATCTTTAGGTGTAATCATGACTGATGGAACACCCATATTAGCTAATAATGCAGTTGCCATTTGTCCTGCTGATTCATCTCCGTATATTTCTCTTAATACAGTTTTGAGTGGACTTAAGCCTTTTTTGTGGTTTGTTGGATCTAAACCTAATTTAAAATGTACAACATCATTTGTATCTAATTTAATTTTCGATCCCTCTGTTTCATAAATATAATATTGTATTAATTCTTCTGCGCTACCTTTTGGTGTTACTTGATCCGGCATTAAAGGATAAAGAGCTACGAGTTGACCTGTTGCATTATATTGTTTTAACAAGTAAGCATTACCGGATACATGCATAGCGTTAATGATGTATTGTTGTATAATATCTCCGGACATAAAAGGATTTGGTCTACGCAGTAAAAGACTTAATGGGTGGTTAGGTACATCTTCTTTTTGCCCCTGATCGTTGTAATAACAAACTTTTAAAGTAGCTTCTGAAAATGATAAACCCAATAATTGCAAACAAGCTGTTACTGCCGAGTTGCTTTCTCCGTTACCTAAGCCCTCTGTGTTCCAATTACCTGCAATAGAATTATATCCTTGTATAAATGTATTGTTTCCGTAAAGACTTTCGTTTGGATCATCTGTAAAAAAATTGCCTGTATTTCTTTTTACTTGTGTTGTTCTTCCAAACAGTATGTCGCTAAATTTTCTTCTCTCGGCCAATTTGTATCCTTTTAAATCTTACAGTAGAATAGTAGTCTATAAATCCCAATTTGTTTAGTAAGCAACCCACTTTTTATTTCTCTGTGTTTCAAGTATAGCATAAGCCAAACTATCTACTTGATCGTCATGTTCTCCCTCTGGGAATTGTAAAAGCTCTCGTTCTAACTCATCAAACCACAAGGCATTCTCAATAAAGTAAACTTGCCCTTGTTCCATTCTTGCTGATAAGGGCATAGCTCTGCTAACCTTATCTCGATCTGCTTTTAACTCTACAACCGGCAGTCCCTCTCTTCTAGCCATTTGAACTAATGCTAATTGATAACCTGCACGCTCAATGCCTATATAGTCAAGTTGCCAATCGTTTAATGCTTTTTTTAATAAAGGTATTATATCCGGTGCTTCGAGTCTTTTTCTTATGACCTCAAGAACAACGATATTATTTTTTGGAGTAACTCCCGAAATCGTAACCACTGTATAATCTGCTTGCTCTTTTGTTGAAGTAGCAAGGTCAACAGTTGCAATTTTTCTAATATCTTTTGCTTTAATTGTTTCATCATCTAATACATAGTACTCGTTCTGTTCATAATTACCCTCTTTGTTTAAATCAGTTACAATTTGAGTTCTAAATCGTTTAAGCCATTCTGTTTGAAACATACCACCTGTTAACTCAACAAACTCTGCTAAATATTCTTGACTAAATAAATATGATCCAATTTCTTTTTTAGCTATATCTAGCTCACTTTTTGGTACAAATGGATTAGAATAAGTAGGAATTTGCCACCTTTCCCAATCTTCTCTGTTTTCTGCTTCATGATATAGTTTTTCAAACCAATTATAGCCTTTTGGTGTACTGATAAACAAAGCACCACCCTGTCGTTCAGTTAATGTAGGTCTTACCACTTCTGCCCATGTATTTTCCTTCATAAAGGCACACTCATCAAGTACCACGAAATCAAGTCCTGCACCTCTTAATCTATCCGGATTATCTGCTGATTTAATAGATACCATTCCACCTGTTGGTGTAATAATAGTTTTTTCACTCTCTTTAATTATTGTGCCGTATTCTATACCAATATTTCTAAGATCCTTCCAACCCTCTAAAGCCATACTATATGTAGGGGCTATCCACCAAGCTCTACCACCTAACCAAGCCTTTTCTAAACATAACCAAACACCAAGTCTTGTTTTCCCCCAACGTCTACCTGCTGCTAAAACTTTAAATCTTGCATTTGATAAAGCAACATCTGTTTGACCACTATGCAATTCTGGTAATCTTACCTCGTATCTAGGTTTTATTGTCTCCGTATTGAGTTCAGTTTCCATGTCTTTATTTTACATTAATTCAGCACTAAAGCACTCCACTACATGAGTACTTTAAAAATGTACAAATTGTACAGGTATGTACAGGTATGTTCAGCCGTGTTCGTGTCAATACTAAAAAATACAGGTATGTAGAGATCAATACTGATATGTTCGGGTATGTACAGGTATGTACTGATTAGTGCTGATATGTACAGGTATGTACAAAATTGTAAGACTAAAAAGCGTAACCTTTCCGGTGTTTTTATTTTCTACATTATGTTGTACAAGCAGTTAATACTGATAAATACAGGTGTAGAGTTGTACATTGCTACATTGCTGATAAATTCAGTACATTACTGTACAATTTCAAGTAAAACACAGTATTGTATGCAATACACTGCATAGTGCTGATTTTTCTTTTTTAGTCGCTATTTTTGTGTTTTTTCAAGTTCTTCGTCTAAATCATCAAGTAAAACATCATCAAATGTATAAGCCATTATTCTTCCTCTTGTATTATTACTTCTTTAGATCTATCTAG